GTTGAAAACGTGATTGCCCCGATGACGCCCTTAATAGGCCCGCTCTCCGTTCCGTAGTTCCCGTTCGTGTCCCCGGAATTGACGTAGGTCACGGCATAGCGCCGCCGGCCGGGAGTCAGGATCGGGGTCGCTGCGGCAGCGGCTTCCGGAACGGTGATTGATAGGTTGTCGATATAAGCATCGCAGATGGCCTCGACCGAATCCTCCTCGTATGCCTTGATCTTGACGAGGCCGGGGGTTAAGGCGTTTGTCCCGTTGAAGGTGAAGGTCCCCATGTCCACGCCGTCAATGAACACCTGAAACGTCGAGGCGGTCGGGGTGCTTGAATCGACAATAAACTTGAACTTCTGCCAGGTGTCGAGTTGGATCCCGGCATAAAGGGCGACCTGTGGATCTGTGTAGTTCAAGTCCGAATAAGCCATATAGCCCCCGTCCGAAGCGTGGGCGAACATGACCGCGAATTTGATTGTCCCATTGTAAACTTCAAGGAGAAGATGGCCCTTATAGGGGATAGCGCCGAGCGTGTGGAACCAGGCGTTCATCTCAATGTTGAATTTAGGCTGAAGCCCAGAAATGGTCTTTGATCTTTGGGCGTATCTCCCGGACCCAACTGAGGTGTCGTAGAGGCGAAGGTAGAGCGCGTGGGCATCCGGACCCTGGGTCGTCGGCCCGGTCGTCGCTACCCCCGAGACAGAGGAGGCGTCCTGGTCTGCCCAAACCGCATCCAGGGCCGTGTTGTTCGCGTAGGCGAACTTATCATCGAGGGGGGGGCTGGCCGCCGTGATCGTCGTGGTGATGGTTGGCAGGGTCGCCGGGGGGACGATGGAGACGCGGACAACCGTTCCCGCGGCCGTGAGTTTCACGTTCTCGAATTCCGTGATGAAGAACTGCATCCCGTTTATCTCGTGGATGTCCATGGGGTGAGTCAGGTCGCTCGTCCAGGTGTAGATCGAGGCCCAGTCCGCAGACCCGACCCTCCTCCAGATCGCCTTCGAGGTGACGATGATCTGGCAGAACGTCCCCGCCGTGTTGAGGTACGAGGTGTAGCCGTAAATAGGGTACGTTCCGCTGAATCCGGTGAGAGTCGAGGCGGTCAGGCCGTCCCGCTTCTCGATCCGCTTCCCGTCTTTGGCGATCCTCCAGTTGACCATCTGGAGGTTCTTAACCTGCGCGGCAGAACCAGGCTGGCGCATGAGTTCGTCAGAGACGGAACTCGAGATCTCGTCTACGCCGGCGACTATCGGGATGTCGGCGCTACGAAGCCCGGATGCGCTTTCAAAGGGCATGGTCGTTCCTAGTCGAAAAATCCATTGCGGTCATACAGGGCCGGATCTCGGGTATCGTAGAGGGCCTTGTCCCCAAACGAATCCCCAATGAGCCGGGGCTGGCCCTGGATCGGGTTCCCCAAGACCTCGGCGACTTTCTTGTAGAGGACCTGATATAGGCCCGCCCAAGTGCTCACGCTTGTCTCGAGCATCGTTCCGATTTGGATCATGGCCTGGAGGGGGATAAGCCGCTGTGCGATTCTGGGGATCTTTGTCGGGCCGTCTGTCCCGATCGTGGCGAGCTCGGGTTCGATGAGCCAGACCCTCGCGTAGGCCGTTTTTGCCGAGGCGGGCTTGGGGAGAAAGTAGATTGAGTTCCCGGCAATCGTGTAACAGGGGGGCTCCGCTTCGGTTTGTCCGGTATATTGGGCGAGAACCTCGGAGTGCCAAGGGATATACGTCAAAGGATTTGGAGAATCTCCGGTGACGTTCTTGTTCACCGACCAGATCTGGAGCCATTCTTTAGTCAGGGTGTATGGCTGAGTATTGGCAACGAGGGTGATGTCCTCGTAGGCCAGAAATTGATTCGGCAGTTCCCGGACTAGATCGAGGACAACGAAATCACACGCGGAGTTGATGAAGTGGTCGAGGAGCACGTTGTCGGACGGGAACAGGGCTCCCGCCTCGGTGCTCTGCTCCCGGGCGAAGTTACGGACCGCCGACCTGAGTTGTGCGAGCGTCATGGGCTTTACTCCCGTAGACGACCGTATGGCTTGTCTCCATTCGGTGCATCTTCATCATCCCCTCGGCCATCATTTCGAGGGCCATCTGGCGCTTCTTGGCCTTGGCCTCTCGGTTCTGGCTGATGATCCAGTTGAGGTAGTCGTCCTCGCGATTGGCGCGGTGGTGTTTGAGCCCCAGGTATTTCCGCTTCCTGAGATCCAGGAGCGCGTCGTCGTTGAGCCGGAAGAATACCCCGACGGTCGGATCCTTGGCCCGGGCTCGGATCTGTCGGTTCCTGGCAGCGTCCTCGTCGATCTTCCGGTCGAAGTCCATCTTCTTCTTGATCTCCCAATAGCCGTATTCCTCGTTGAAATAGACGAAATACGTCGGGTCGATGCAATCGAGCTGCTTGAGAAATCCGGCGGGGGGAGTTGGCACTACGCTTCCTTGATCTTCTTGATGAGTTCGAAGTTCTCGTCGTTGACCTTCGCTTGGGCGCATACCAGCTCGGCGCAGGCCTTGATGTGCCCGATCTCGGCGGGTGTGAATTCGATTTCCTTGTCGAATTCCTTGGCCTTCGCATCGTCCCATCGGACGGAGCCGCCATCGGCTACCATGCCGATACCCGTGGACGTCGCGGCGTCGATGGATACCTTGGCCTTGATGTCCTTCTGAATGGCGATCGTCAGGAAATCGCCCTCGGGCTTGAGTAGCCCGCTGAGAACCAGCCGGTCGTGGATAGTGAGGTGCATTTTCGCTCTCCTTCGGTAAGATGGGAGAGGGGAGGTAGGAATCCTCCCCCCTCCGCGTTTCGACATTACGAATAGTAGCCGTTGGCTTCGAGCCAAGTGTCCAGGGCCAGGAACTTCCCGACATCTCCGGTGAGTTTTGCGGAATTATTAACCGGGTGAGTGTCGGCCAGGGCGACATCCTCTTGGGTTCTTGCGGGGTCGGCCACGATCTCCTCAAATTTCGCTTTCAGGAGAGATAGGCTTACCTTAAGAGCCCCGACTTGATTGGGGAGCGATTCGATGGCTTCCGTCAGAAAACGAACATCGTCCCAAGCCTGTGCTGAGAAAGGCATGGCGTCCTCCCGTTACGAAGCCGTTTCGTAGCAAGGGATATAGAACACTTGGTCGTAAATCCAGACCTTGATGGCTCCGTACAGGTTCCCCATCGTGATTGTCGATCCCTTGTCGTAGGCTCCGTCCGTGTAGTCCGCGCTGTCAAACCCGAGGGCGTAGGTGATGTTGGAGTTCGTCGCCCCGCACTTGAAGTAGAGGCCATGGGTGATGACCTTGGCGTAGGACGTGTTGCAGTTGTTGACGATCTCGATGGCGGCTCGGGTCGCGGCGGTGTAGGAGTTCGACTGTTTCTCGATCCAGACGATCGAGTTGAGAGCAGGCTGAACGCCGTCCGACTCGTCGGCAACCTCAAGGGCGTGCTGATACCCTGTGGCCACGCTCGGGGAGCGGTTCTTGGAAACGACCCGCAGGCCGTACATCCCCACGGTGTAGCCTCCAGTGTTTCTCTGGTGGGCCGTGATGAGGGCTCCCTGGAGCTTGGCGGCGATCCCCGTCCGGTTGATGGCCTCGATATTCAGGGCCCTCATTCCCCCGCTAGCGAGGGCGGCATAGTTGGTCGCGTTGATCCGGCACGCGATGTCCTCCGAACCCCCGGCGTGAGTGTAGGCCGCCTCGCGGGTGAAGTCTACCCGGAGTGCCGCGCCGTTGGTGTGGCCGTCGTAGAGGCTCGTCGTATTCCCCTCAATGGTGAACACGCTCCCGTACTTGCCCTTCCATTCCGGCGAATCCCCTGTGTAGGTTCCGGCCGAGAGGGTGTCCCGGACGAGGATCCCCTTCTGCCATTCCCCGGTGGTCCCAGGGTTCGCCCCGAGCGTCGCCCCAGAGTAGAATTTGATGTCCGACCCACCGGCTCCGTAGGGCGTGAAGTCGAGGCCCCACTTGGTCCTCATCCGATTGGTTTCGATTTGTCCGTGTAGTTGAGCCATATTTGTTCACCTCCTGAGTGAATGAGGGCCAGCGACATCTATGGCGAGTCCGACCTGGCCCCTGTCTTCAAGTGAGGGACCCCCGGCAAAGGAGAACCGGGGGTCCCTATTGGAAAACGAAAGGCACCCCTAAGTTAAGTGACCGCGGAAACCTGCGCGTCTCCGGAGGCGGTATGCCATTCCCCGGCGTAGAACACGCCTATCCAGCCCTCGTTGACATCCGTGAAGGTGATTTGCGTCCCGTTGTAGAGATGGGCCGGGGTGACGACGCAGGACGTGCTGTCCGTCATGTAGAACAGAATCTTGATCTGTCCCGGATAGCCGTCGGCCAGGGTTCGGGTGTCGGCCCCGCCGGACGCGCTGACGATGGCCGTGACGACGGTCTCGAGGGAGATCGCGGCGGCGTTGACAGAGCTCGTGTCGACCGAGACTTCGAGCCGCTTACCGACCTGAACGCGGTCGCCCTTCAGCTTCTTGAAAAAAGCACTAGCAGCTTGAAACATGGTATCTCCTTAGCTCGCGGCGTGTTTGATGGCGTAGAGCCGGCCGAGGCCCTGGGGCTTCGCGGAACCGAAGTTGTAATACCAGATCAGCGATGCCACGAATTCGTCCTTGCCCTGGACGCGGGTGAGAACACCGCTGTCCCCGGGCAGCCAGGTCATGCCGTTCTGTTCGGGCGCGTAGACCTGGAGGAGCGAATCATCCAGGAAGAACATGTTGTTGTCCGGGCAGTCGGTGTCGTAGATGATCGGGAACTTGCCCGACCGGCCGCCGTAGAACGAAATGCCGCTGGTGCCGCCCCAGAACGCGGGCTCGTTGGGCATGGTCTTGTCCGTCTCGAGAATCTGGTAGAACGACCGCCAGATGATCTCGTTCGTGACGGCGACCTTCACCCGTCCGTATTTCTCGGCAGCCATGACCGTCTCGAGGATCTTGGCGTTGGAGATCGCGGCGGAACCCATCGTGACAAGCTGGGATTTCGTCCAGCCGTTTCCCGCGGCCGTTCTGTCCTGGCCCTGGTAAGAGCCCGAGGTGATGCCGTCGTAGGGGTTGGCCGTGTTGATGATCCCCATGAGCCCCATCGGGACGCCGGTGCCGGCCGCCTGGGTCGCGCAGTAGGTGTCCGTGTCGAAGATGTAGGCGTCGTTGGAGCACGTCACCGCGGCCGCCAAGGTGAGGGTCGTGGTGCCGTCGTTGTTGTCGACCATCGAGGAGATCTCCGCACCCTCGGCCTCGAGGACGCCGGCGGTCGTGTAGATGTCGATCTCCTGGCCCTCGTCGAGGTAGTTGGCGGCGTTCGTCCGGTAGTTGGAATCCTGGCCGAACAGCGGGCCGTTGACGATGACAGTCACGGAGTTGGACGTGGCGCCGATGGTCTGTGCCAGGCGGCCGGAGCCGTCGCCCCAGAACTGCCGATTGAGCTTGTTGGCGATCTGGATGGTGATCCCCTTGGTCTCGGCCTTGAGGATGTCCATGACCGCGCCCTTGCCCTTCCCGCAGGCCAGCGCCAGGCCGTCGAATTGAAGCTGGGCATACATGCCGCGCTTCATGTAGAGGTTGAATTCTTTGTAGGTTCCCTGCTTTGCCGTCGGCAGAGTCGAGCTCGAGGACGGGCGGGCGGACTTGGCCGCGCCGGTGATCGCCTTGAAGGTCGCCTTGCTGCCGCTGACGGACTTGGAATCCGTTCCGAAACGATCATACATGATCGTATTTTCGCGGATCTCCACGTTCAGACCGGGCAGGATATACTCGAGAAAGAGTTTATCCGTTGCCGCAGTCCCCATGCCGAAAACTGAGGGCATAATAATCCTCCAGAAAAGTTACGCCCGGTGTCGTTGGCCTACTTTGTGGATTTCAGCTTCGATCTCCGGGTCTCGTGATGCGCGCTCCATCGCGTCGTCCAATCCCGAGATCTTGCTTTTACTGGAGGGTCGATCGGTTCGGGCCGCTTCTGAACGGGCCCTGGGAGAGCCGGGGATCTCACGCTGCTTGGCCAGGTAGTCGGCTACGGCCGCTTGCGCGATCTCCTCGTAAATTTCCGGATGGCTTTCTTTGATGGACTCGGACGTTGCCTTTCCGTTCCCGTTGCCGCCTGCGTAGGCTTGCTGGAGACGGTAGACCTGCTTGGCCGTGTCCTTCATGTATTCCGCGAGGGTTTTCATCTTGAACGATGGATCGGCCTTCGACTTAGCGTCGTCGTCCAACACCGTTCTGACGAAAATCCCCGAAAAAACGTCGTCGGAAATCTTCTTCCCTGTTTCCTCGTCGAGAACATCGTCGAATGGAAATTCGGTTCTGGCCTTGTCGAGCTCGGTGTCCATGACCCGCGAGATCGTCGCCTGGACCTGGGCCTGTTTATCGGCCTCAGCCTTGGCTACGGTCGGCGCAACCTTGGACCTGAGTTCCTTGAGCTCGTCCTTGAGTGCCTTGATCTGGTCCCGGGCTACCGGGTCCAAGGGTTCTTCGGCGTCCTCTGGAACGTCTCCCTCGTCCGCAAGTTTCTTCCGCTCGGCCTCTACGTTGGCTGCGGTCGCCGGCTTCCCCGATTTGTCGAGGTTGTCGGCGATCTTCTGGAGGAAGGGAGTGAGCTCTAAGAGCTTTTGCTCTCGTGCGGACAGGTCTTTCTCCCATTCGGCGTCTCTCTGACGCTTCTGAGTGTAATCGACCCCCTGCTGGGCAAGCTCCTCGAGGTGTTTTTCGTCCTTGACTTGGACTTCCTTCCCGGCCACCTTGAGGGTTTTCCAGGGCTTCGCTGCGGCTGCCGGTGTTCCCGGCTTGGCCTCTTTCTCTCCGCCCGGGCAAGTGGCGCAGGGTTTCTTCTCCGCGGGTTTCGCCTCGGCCTTCGGCGCGTCCGGTTGCTCGCCCATGAGTCCGGCTTCCTCGACGAATTTGGCCATGCGATCACCTTGGAAGAATCCAGTCTTAGGTAGACTTGGAGACGTTTCCGGTGACTGATCCCCGCTTTTTACGACGGGATCTTGGTCAGGCATGTATTGACTCCTATCTCAATCAATAGACTTAAAATGCTCGAATGTCAAGTTTTTACTAAGCTCCGGGCATCGGAACGCCGCCCGAAATCGCCTCTGCGCCGGGAGGTGGACCCGGCGGCTGACCGGTCGGGGCCTCAGCTCCGGTGGGCGCCCCGGCCTCTCCCGCCACCTGCCCCGGCTGTGCCGGCGCCGTCGGTTGCCCGCCCGTCGAGGCGTTCCCGAGGGCCTCGGCGGCCTGGACTCCCTGGAACAGCGTGTAGTGGTCCATGATGTGTTGATCCCCCGCTGCGAACCGTTTCTGGGGCCAATCCTCGGCCTCCTCCGACTTCAACATATTTGAATGATACTGCATGTGGAGAACGTGGTCGTCGTGGAGATAGACCTTGACCTTCTCCCATCCGGAGCCGTCGATGAATTTCTGGTTCTCGCGCATCGCCTTGGTCGAATCGGCGAGATCCGTGAGGAAGTCGTTTTCGGCACTCCCGAAGTGGAGGGCGCGGACGATCTTGTTCCGGTCCGTCTTGTCGAACAGCCCCTTATCGAACATTTCGAGCATGACGCGGGCCTGGACAGCCTGGCTCTGGTTGACCGAGACTCCGGTCTCAAGCCGGACATCGTAGTTCTCGGCCAGGTCAGTCTTGTCGTACCAGGCTACGGTGGCCTTGCGGTTCTCTCCCATGATCTTGACGAGGCGCGGCCGGTCGTAGTGCTTGTCCATCAGCATCAGCCGGAATTTCGCCATTTCGATCAGGGTCACGTTGATCCCCTTGACCATGGGAGCGAGCTTGTTATCCTCCTGCTCGACCATCTGGGCGTAGAGGCTTCCGGACGCCCTGGAGGCGTATTGCGGGAGCCTTGAATAGGAGATTTCGTGCAGGTTAGAGACGAGATCCTTACTCGAGAGGAGGAAATTCTGGTATCCGCCGACCTGGGGGGAGAGTTCGGGCATCGCCATCGGCTTCGGTTCGCCGCGAGCGTAGTCCACCTCGACGAGCTCATAGTCGTCCCGGGTCATGGAGTTGGCCCGCTGGAGGGCCCCCTTGCCGACCATCATTTTCGGCTTCCAGGCCTCGATGTGCTCGGAAATGATCGACGTGATTCGGTTGAACTCGCGCTGGATCCCCTGGACGTGGTGCAGGACTCCCTTTGACCAGAAGGAATACTTCGTTTTCTTGTAGTAGAAGAAGAAATAAGGCAGAAGTGCGCTGGGGCTGGGGTTCGGCCCCTTGTGGAGGATCCGATCCTCGCAGGTGACGATAAACCGACCCTTGGGGTAGTCCGGACTCGCCTTCTCCCAAAACTCCTTGACGAGATAGGTCGGCTCGTCCGGGTCCTGTTCCTCCGGCTTCTCGTTCCGGCCTTCGTTCTTCGTCGCCCGGCCGGCGTCGAGCGTGTCCAGGTATTCCTTCTCGTCCGGGTAGAGGTCGATCATATCGTCCCGGTTGAGCTCGATCAATTCGATCACCCATCGGGCTTGGGACGGCGCCTTGGCCGTGGGGTCCGGTCGCACATTGAAGATGGAGACGCAGCGGGGGACGACCTCGCCGGGCTCCTTGACCTGCTTACCCTCGTCGACGCCGCCCTCGGCCTTCCGGGGGGACATGACGCCGTTCGTGGACTTGTCCCAGACGCACTTGATGACGCCCTCGCCGATCGTTATCAGGTCTTCCTTCATTTCCTCCATGAGGTCGTCCATCCCGACGACATAATCGTTGTAGGCCAGGAGCTTCGTCGCCACCTGGGCGCCCACGATGTCCTTGTTCTCGGAGGAATTCGGGTTCCCGACGATCGAATAGGAGAAATTGAGCTTCCCCTCGATCACCTCGACGAGCGGCTTCATAAAGTTGATGATGACCTGCTTCTTGCGGAGCTTGAGGTTGACCGCCTTCACGAGTCCGGACGTGCCGTCCCACTCGGAAAACTGATTCCCCTCTTTCCACTCGATCAGCTCCTTCCATTTGCCGTGGTGCTGGGTGACGACGGGGTGCTTCGTGACCGCGGCGTTGATCCAGCCACAGAATTCTTCGGGTTCTTTATCTTCCCCGAAAACCTTGAACCACTTTTCTGATTTCGGGGGGTCTTTTTCCTCGGGACCCTTGTCCTGGGTCTCGTCCTTGGGCCCTGGGTCCTGCTTTTTGTCTCGTTTTTTGGCCATGTTTCACCTCAGTATTTTCCGTCCGCCTCGGTGCCTTGGGTTTTTCGCTCGTCGTCCTCGAGTCCAAGGAGTCGAATCTCCTCCGAAAAGTAAATGCTCATCTTTTCCTTCACTACGGTATCCGACTTGATCTGCTCGACAACGGCCTCGGCCAATGTTTTCAGGGCTGCGACGAGGGCGTCCATCTTTCTGTTGATAGACGAGACGTGATCGGATAAATTCTGGAATTCGGTATCAGTAAAAGGCATCTTGATTCACTCCTTCTCGGGCTTCCCGGACTTTTGCGAAGTTCCGGTTCATTTCTTCAGCGAATTCGTCTACCTTTTCCTCCGCATCGCGATCGCGGACTATCTTCTTGTTCGGGGCGTCGATGATGTCGAGCGAATAGGCCAGCGCGTCGAGTAGATCGTCGTGCCGGCAGTCGGGATAGGTGAGGAGCTGGTCCTCGAAGTCCCTCATGCCCTGCGCGATCATTATCCGGCCGGTCTCAAAATACTGCTTGAGGCGGTGGATCCGCTTCGGCTTGGGGCGGCCCCCGGATTCGACGAACGAGATCATAAATCCGCTTCCCTCGTGGGCCACGGTGTCCTCGATGGCGATCGTATATTTATCCCGCTCGTAGTAAACCTCATCGACCTTGTAAGTCTTTGCAAGGTTCTCCGCAAATTTCTGCATGGCGACGGGCTTGAGCCAATAGTGCTGGGCGTAGAGGACGTAGATCGTCCCGCCCTGGTCGACGTCGAGAACGACAAAGGCCGACGGGTCGTTGCGCTTGGTCTCCGTTCCGGCGGGGTCGACGATCAGGTAGCGGTTATAGTTCTCCGGAGAGAATTTGAAATAGCGGATCATGCCCTCGTAGGCGATTCGGTCGGCGTCGTCGATTACGTTGAGTTCATACTGCGTGGCGAAGATCGAGGCGCCCTGGTCCTCGCGGATCTCGGCGAAATCCTCCCAAGTGAAGACCTCCGGGAAGGTCAGGAATTCGGTCCCGTCCGCGGCGACGAGCCTATAAGGGACGATGAATTTCGCATAACCCTTCACGTTCTTGATGATGTGGGCCATAAGATCCTGCGAGTGATAGGGCGTTCCCACGTCTATCTCGGTTCCGATACCCTTCTTTGAGTATTTGGTCAAAATCGATTTCTGGAGACGCCACTTGCGGAGGACCTTGACCCGCTCGACCTCGGAGAAGGCGTTGTCGTCGTTTACCAGGTCATCGTTGATGATGATCGTGTAGTGGCGGGAGACCTGGCGGACGTCGAGCGAGGCGATATGGAATTTGAAATGGCCGAATTCGACCTTGTTCTTCGTCTTCCGGCGGAAGGCCGTTTCATATTTCGGCCACCAGGCATACGTCTCTCGGAGGATCTCGCACTCCTTGATGATCTGTTGGAAGTCGTCCATGAACAGCTCGGCATTGTCCTTGGTCGAGGTGTTGTAGCAGATCGAGATCGGGCGGTTCTCCTCGATCGACCGGATCATATTCCAGACGACGTAGGCCAGGAGGACCGTCGTCTTGTAGGACCCCCGGAAGACGGAGATCATTTTCCTCCGGCCCGGGGTAACGGCCGGGTCGAGGAAATTGCAGAGCTGGCGATGGAGTTCTCCGAGGTCGTGGAATTTGTCCTCCCAGACGGTTCGGAGGACGACCTTGCAGAGGAAATACAGAACGCGGCAGTTCTTCCGCCACCACTCCGGAGGCCGCCCGGAGACGGTCCTAGATGGGCGCGAGGGCATCATCGTCATCTCCGTAGTACTCCGGCAGGGCGTCGATGATCCTCTCTCCCGTAACCTCCTCGGCGACCCGGAGCGTATCGAGGTCCGCGGTGACATGGCGCTGCTCGACCGTCTGGGAAGTGATCTTAGGGTTCGGGTAGGCGTCGTAGAGGCGGAGGCCCATGTCCAGGGCTCGGAGTTGCACCTGGGGCTGTCCGTCGCAGTCCAGGAGATCGGAAAGTTTACGGGTGAGGCGCTGGGGTCCGATCCCGGCCTTCCGCATGGCCCGGAGGATATGAGGCTTGACGGACCGCTCTATGGCGAGGCCCCGTTGCGTTGCCGTGGATTCTGAATAGCCGGCCTGTATGAGGGCCTGTCTCCGCTTAGCTGGATCGAAATTGACGTTCTTGTAATTCTCGAGGAACTTCCTCGTGAGATGGGTGAGGCCGTCGACGCCCTTCGCGTAAGAACTCATCTTATTTTGCGCGGAGAGGTTGCTTTCCCCTGAGGCTTTTCTCGAGTTCTTTCTTGTAGTCCACGCCGCCGGCAACAGTCTGGGTGGGAGAATCTTCCGACGGAGAAGATGTGGTCATGTCGAGGGGCTCCTCGTCGCGGGCCGGGGGGGCCTCAGCGGCTACGAAGGCGAGGACCTCAACGGCCGGGACGACCGCGCTCTGCCGGAGGTTGGCGACGAGGTTCTCGAGCTCGTTGATTCTGTGATTGAGTGCGACCTTCTCCTCCTCTCTGGACATTCGACTTCCGGGTCGAGGGTGGGCGAGGAAGTATGAGGCAATCGCCTCTTTCGGGATCCTGTAACGCTCGTCGCGGTGGGTGATGAAAAAGTCATATCCGGCGAGTTGCTCGGCGGACGCTTGGGCAACGATCTCTTCGAACGGGAAAGCGGATCCTCCGCCGATCTTGGCCCAGAGTGCTTCGAAGCTGTTCATTTCGGTTGTCGTCATTTTCCCTCCTGTGGGTGAGTGTTGTCTCTTAATTCATAGACCCAAAATGGGGTTCTGTCAAGAAAAATTGGGCCGGCGATCCTCTGCCGATTACGGCATTTCCTCAAGAGAGGCGGTTTGCCGGCCCAATAAACAAATACGTTTACGGGGACTCAATGTCAAGGTTTCCCGACGGCTCGGACGCGAAGAATGGCGCGGCGTAAGATTAAGATTTGTTTCTCATCAGACTGGTTCGCTCCTTTTTGACTTCAATCGCGGCTCGGACGTAGGCGCGTGTCGTTGCAATCGCCGCCTCAAAACACCCCGGCCCCTGCCACTTCTGACAGGACTTGATTTCTTCCCCCATCGCCTTCAACCCTGCCCGCTCGCTCGGCATCCAGAAGGGGCGGGGCCTATAACAATCCATGCAATTCGGACAATAAGTATAGGGCGATAAGCCCCATAGGTCCCTCCAATAAATCCCCGTCCGGCCACAGTTCCCGCAAATCATGGTAGCCATATCATGCCTCCTCCGCCTCGGCATCATCGGTTACGGTGACGTGGTGGGCGCGGAGCATTTCAAAGATTGAATCTGCGACATCCCCCTCCGTCATTAGTTCCCCCTTGGAATCTAAAAAACACGCCTCAATGTCTTCCCTGCTCACGCTCACTTCCTTGGCGGCGGCCTGCGCGGCCTCGTTCCAGGAGTTTGCATTTGAGGTGTCTGTTATGGCTCCGTTGTTTCTTATGTCGGCCCAAGACCACGCTTCCGCCCCGTTCACGTGAAGCGAAAACTGAATCTCACCTAATGGCAATTCGAGATGCCGCGTTTCTTTCAATATCCCCTGAACCTTGGACGCTATTATCCTTTTTTGCGCTGTGCTAAACATTACATAGCTCCCCGTCCGGCGTAATCTCGACGAGCAGTTTAACGCTCATGGGCGCGGCTCCTCAAGTTCTTCGATCGTCAAGGAAATTGATGCGACGGAACTCTTTGCACTTTTCCATTTCTCAATCTCTGAAATTGTCGTTTCTGGCGAACATCGGAGAACGCACCGGACAACACGAAAGGAGCCCGGCCCGACTTGAGTAGAAAACTCATAGATGGCGACGAATTTCTTTTCGCTCACTTCCCCTCCTCCTCTTCATATTCCAAGAATCGGAAAAATAGTTTCCGCGTGGTTGAAACCATCTTGGCAACATGATGCCCCAATGCCGGATCATGGACCTGGGCATGAACCTGCTCATGCCGTCCACGGAAGCGCATGGGGTCTCCATGTATGCGGGGCATTGATGATTTCGGACGCGGATATTTGTGCATCAATTCCGCCCCGCATTGTACGCACGCAAGATTGCCCCTATTTTCTGCACAAGTTCATTCCCGTCATTGATTGTTTTTAGATATTCATCCACTTTTACATCGGACTCTTCAATGAGGAGGGCCAGCTTAGCGGCGGCAATCTTCAACAACACCTTCAACTCCTGTTCACGCAAGGTATCAATGTCGATCACTTCTTCTCCTCCCTTCCGGCTCCCTGCTCGGCCTTCTCGACGGCGGCGATAA